TAATAAGACCTGTTCCGAACTTGGTTGTAAGTCAAACCCAGGTACTGCATCTACTGCCATAATAATAATTTTTTAAGTTTTTTATTTATTCTTTTTGCTTCTAATTTTCAATCCTCTTCCACTTGTATCAGAGACTTGTCTTGCTTTAAATCCAGTGTCGCCTATTGCTTGAGGTGTTTGCCTTACATTCATGTTGATGTTTTTACTTTTCTTCGAAACATCTCCAATAGCATCTGCCTTGCCTTGCTCATAAAAATACTGAGCAAATTTTTCAGGATTCATAGCAGCACTTAATGCTCTATGCCATCCTGAAGCGTCTTTAATTAAACCGTCTTCACCTACATAATTTTTTACAAAATTATTAAGGTCTTTCTGTTTAGCCTTCATCTCTAAAGTGTCACCATATGCGTACGATATTTTTTTATCTCCTACATTGAACTCAAAACCTTTGAACTCGGAATCAAAAACTTTATCAGTTTGCTTCAAAAAGTAATCATTCTTTCTCTGGTTAGCTTCTTGGGTGGTTTTAGATTGATTAAGAAATTCCTTATACTTTTCTAATTCGTTTAAAGTTTCTTTTGGAATAGAGCTCCCACTTGACTCAAGAGGAACTGAATAGTTTTCCTTCAGATCGTTTAAATATTTTTTAGCTTTAGAAACTTCTCGTTTTTTTGCAATATTCTTTTTCTTTACATCTTTTTCATCATCAAGATCTTCATCATATCCGAATTTATCATTCATCAAATATTGAATATCTTCACTATCTAAATCAGATTCAGTTAAAGAATAGTACTCCTTTAAAAGTTGTTCGTCTGAAATTTCATCGTAATTTTTATTTACTTTGACAAAATCATTAAAACCCCTTCCTGTTTTCTTTTTAAAATCTAAATACTTAGACACTTCTTCAGGTAAAGACTCTGTGTTTTCTTTTTGAGAAAACAAGTCATCAACAGAATTTATGTCTTTGTCATATCTATTTTTAATATATGAAAGAACGTCTTCGTCTTTTATAGTTGGACGTTCAACTTCCGACTTAATGTCGGTATTTTGTTCTGCAGATTGCTCTTCAGCAACTTCCGCAGCAGTCTCTTTATTCGAATTATCTTCTTGTGACAATTCTTCTTCATGTTTTTTTAGTAGTTTTTCCTCTACTTCCTGTACAGATTTTTCTGCAATCGGATTTACTTCACTTACTTTAATTTCCATTTGATTTAATTTTTACAAAGTTACTATTATATTTAATTATTATTTTAAGCTTATCTAGGCTCAAACTCCGCTAAGTCAAAACCATCTAAACTATCTTCATTAGACTCAAAAGTAACAGGGGGTAGATTGTTTTTACGCTGTTCTATTAATTTTGATTGCTCTGTGTTAGCTTGTGTTATTCTTTTTGATTTAGCTTCTTCTCTTTGATTTTCTCTCTGCTTCAAACCCTCTTGTTGAACTCCTTGAATTTGCATTTGCAAATCAAATTCTAACTTCATCAGTTCAGATTTTATTGCAGCTTCGCCTTTCATTTTTTCTACACTATAATTGGCTTTTGCTTGTTCAATTTGAATAGCAGCCTGAGTTTCCATTTGCAATTTTTGCATAGCTGTCTGAGCAGCCATTTGTTGAGATTGCATGTTAATTTGTGATTGTTGCTGAGCCGCTGCCGCTTTTGCTTGGCGCTCTTGGTCTTGTTTAGCCTTCCTTCTAATCTTAAGCATTTGGTTTGCAAGTTTGATATTTTTTATTTCCCTAATATCAATTGCATCTTCTAAGTTTATATCTTCTTTTGAAAGCGCCATTTGTATATTTTGCTCTAATAATCTTTGCTGCTCTTCATCTGGAGTGATTTCAATAAAGATTCCAAAATCGCTCAAGTATAGTTTAGAAATCTCATTTAATATTCCTACATTAAACTTTCCAACTTGGTTTACAAATTCCTCTCTAAACTCAGAGTATTCTAATAAATCAGCAATTCTTGTAGATAAAGCTGTGCATAGTCTTTCACTTTGACCTATACCTGCATCTAAAATATGTCTTGTTGCAGTGTTGCTGCTTAATGCTGCAAGTTTTTGTAACCCTACCAATGAATAGCTATCAGGAGTAGCTCCGTCTCTTGCTTCATTTAGGCCAGTTACATCTCTTAGCATTTGCATATAATGATTATATGTACCTACTAAACTTTGAATCTTTCCTTGACCAGAATTACTATTTAGTTGTTGAATAGGAACCTTGGCTTGATTGAAATCTCCATCTTGTGTATAGCTTCTTCCAATAACACTACCTGTTTGAAAAAACATTCTTAATGCATCTTCAGGGTTATATGCTTGACCTGTTCCTAAATCTACTTCATTTAATCCATCTGCATCAATAAAAACTCCGTCAGGAACTACTCTTGAAATTACTTGTTGTAGTTTTAAATGAGTAATTTGAATTAAATCCGCGAAGGTAATCATTCTTCTTACTAAAGACTCTAAAACTCCTTTATACATTCTGGGAGCAGCAGCTATAAATTCAGGATACACTTCTTGAGAAGCAGAAGCTGGTCTAGCCATGTTTTCTGCCATTTCCCATTTTAATAAAATGTTTGTTCCCATAACCATAACTCCTTCATACCATACATCAATAGTTTTAGTTATTTTCTCAAAATTACCCTCCTCTTGCATTTCTACCGTTGGATCAAAAGTGTCTTCTTTTTCTATTACTTTTTCAGCTCCTACTGAATTTGTTTTTTTCTTGTAAGTAAAAGTGTTTGTCGTTTTGTAATTAAAAAATAAAACAGTAGCACTGTCTTTGCTAAATAAACTATTGTTATAATATTGAGCAGTGTTATTATAGTCATACCAGCTTTGACTGTATTTAGATATTTCATCCATATCCGCTCTAGTCAAGCTAGTATCTATTTTTTTCAGCTCAATGATAGGAAGAGTTTTGATTTCCCCCCAATAAAAACAATCTTGAAAATAAGGATCTTCAGTATAGCTATAAACAACATTAGCCGGATCAACATAATCTATTTTAATTCCAGCTCCTGGTAAAAAAGAATGCTTACACATAGAAACTCCAAGAACCATCTGATCATAGTATAATCTTTTTTGTAAATCATAGTACCTGTTTTCAGCTAAAACCGTATTAATTGCTTCTTCTTCAGCTATTTCAATGGCCGGTTTGTATTTTAATTGCATGTGCAAAGTCAGCTCTTCATCAGACTCTGGAATTTCTTCCTCGCTCATAGCAAAAGTATTTATTCCTAAACCTTGTTGAACTTGTTTCATAACAGGTTTGGCTAACATATTTTTTTCTAATGTAGACTGATAATCACTTCTTCGATCTGTAGACATGGCATCTTGAGCATATGCCCTGACCTTGAACAACCTATCAGCCATTCCATTTACAACTATATCTACAAATTTTGGGATAATAGGAACTGGAGTCCAGTCTAAGTTTAAATAACTTAAATCACCATCAATTGCTAATTCATTCTTGTATTTTTGAACTGACTGTTCTCCTCTGGCATATAGGCGTAATCTATGAAAATCAGCCCATTGATTGTAAAATCTGCTTTGACCTCCGTCTTTGCGAAACCATTCATATTGTATAGCTTGACCTATTTGTAGTCCAAATTCGTATTTCTTTTTAACTGAATCTGATACAAACTGGCTTGGGAACCCTTGAGGGTTTATTGAGATTTTAACGTCCTCCATTTATCTTATAATTTGGCTATAACTTCCCTTATTGTCATATCTTGCAAAGTTAAGTTTTATTTTTGATTTATTTTTAATGGGCTGGTAAAGTGATTTCTGATTAGCCATTACTGCTAACCCTGAACTTATAGAGGCATCAAACTTTGTTCTGTTGTTAATATTAAACCTAGCCCAGTCCTCTAGTGTTCTGGTAAAATACATTGAACCCATCACATCGGAATCTCTGAAGCTTCCCAAAAAATCTAACCCCACATGTTGCTCTATGTAAGATTCAATTGCTGCCGCGTGAGCTTGTTTTATGTCTTCGCTTGAATTCGGTATGCCTCCTAATTCTTTTTCGGATCCAGACAATTTGTTGTAAACACGATCTGGCCTGTTCATAGAATAACCTCTATATCCTCTATTTTTAAAATGATACAATAGACGGGGTTTATTGTTTTCTATAAGTATGGGCATTCCATAAAACACACAAGCCATTAAAACATCTTCAAAAAATATTTCTGCTGTTTGAGGTCTAGCTATGTATTCTAAAAAAAACTCATTTGTAGGCCCCTCATCCATATGGAATTTAGTCATTCCGTGTAAAGCACCATTAGATCCTCCTCCTCCAACAACTCCCGATATATCATAACTGTCACATCCAAAAGCACCCATATGTTCATTCCCTGGAAAAGCTTTACCTTGCTTATATAATTTTTTGTTTTGAAGCTGTTTGTTTGGAGTCCAGGTTACATAAAACCTACCTCTATCATTAGGAGAAAATATTACTTCTGTGTCTTTAACTCCATTTTTCCAGGAAAAAGAACCCCGTGTAATAAATTGATCTTTAATTAAAGATTCATTATAATCTATTTGTTGATATATTTTTTGTAGATTAAATAAAGATTGTTTGCTTTCGTCTCTGAAAGCGTGTGATTCTGATCTGGGAAATTGTCTATAAAACTCATTTAAAGCATCTGCATCATTTTTTAATGACTCTACTTCGTTTTCCCAATAATCAATAGCTCCTTGAGTTATTACATCTTTATATACATCAACAGTTTTATCTTTGGGAGCATAAAATACAGGCATGCCGTATAAATCAATAAAGCCTTCCATGTTCCATTCCATGGGTATAAACAATGAATATAAACCGCTTTTGGTTTGACCATTAGCGTTTCTATTATTTATATCAGAATCATAAAATAATTTTTTGAATGAATCACCGCCTTTTTCTAATGAGTTCGATGTACTTCCCATCATACATTTACCAATTACTTTACTACCTAATCTTAAGCAAGTTTTAGTTACTCTCCAGTTGTTAAGAATGTTATTTGGTCTTTCCCATTTTCCTGATTCATCATGAACTAAAAGTTTAAGCTTTTCTCCATCATAACTATTATCTCCTGTATTCTTCCAATCAATAGTCGTATCTAACCCTTCAACTAAATCAACTTCTTCGGAATACATATTTTTTTTAGTAATCTTTGAGGCGGGAACTCTAAATGCTAATTCAGTTTTAGGCTTGTCCATTCCATCTTGAACAGGTTTAAAGAAAAAAGGATAATTGTTCGATATAGGAACAACTTTATCTGTAAACATTTTTTTAGCATCCGCCCCGGTTTTAGATAGTATTCCAATTCTTGAATCTTTAGATATTGTTGCTATATTGGCACACTCTTCGCTTCCCATATAAGAAAATCCTGAACGCCTAATTTTTAAATAACATATTCCAAAAGAGCGAGAATCAGCCTTACATGCTTCCCAATACAAATAAAATAACCTATTGGCTTCTCTAAAATTTGGGTATCCAACATCAATTTTAGTCCATTGCAAATACATATAATGAGATCCAGTAATATAAGTTTTAAAGCCGTTGTTGTAAAACCAAAAACCTTCTTCTCTTCTGTCAAATTCTTTTTCTATATAATCAACCCATGTATTTTTAAAAGATGATGGCGCTTCGTGCCATTGAAAAATTGATTGAATTTTTTGAAGCTGTTTAGAATACTCAAATCTTTCCCAATATTGATTTTTATGGCTAGAGTCTCTTTTGTGTATTTTTGAAGGAGCTTTAGGCAAGGCAATTTTAAGTCCGTTAATTGAAACTATATTTTCAATTTGACCTGATTTTGAAATTACAACTACATCATATTTTTCATTATATCCATAGCCCCACGATTTAGCTTTGTTTTTTACGCTAATCACACTTTTAGGAATAATATCTTTTAACTCCTTATATAAATTATGTTGATCTTCTTTCTGCAAAACCTCTTAATGTTGTGTCTTTTTTATTTTCTACTTCTTCTCCCAATAATTCTTTTTCAGCTTCTATTCTAGTTAATATTTCAAAAGCATCAAATATTGCTAATTTTTTAGATGCTGCTGCATTTTTTAATCTATCTGCAGCAATATCAGGAGATAAATCATCTAAATCTTTTTTTAATATACTTTCATTAGCAACTTTAATAAGTTCTTTAACTGCTTTTTTACCAGCTTTTATTATTTCTAATTTTAAATCTGTATTATTCATTAT